TGTTGCAGGATTCTGAATACTATCAGGACTATTCGTATGTGATCAAAGCAGGTATCGGCGTTGATCGTTACCGCGATGTGGTGATGAATGTTCTCCACCCTGCTGGTCTGAAGATGTATGGTGAAGTAAACATCATCGAGTTCATCAAGCTGATCATTCGCGATGCCAACTTTACGGTCACGGTGAATTTCATGGGTGAGATTTCGTTCCAGTCGTCTGTTTTCCTATACAACCGAGTCGGCTTCGTTCAGGACTTCATGTACGCACAAACGGAAGGGACGTACAAAACTAACGACTTCAAAGACATTGTCATTGCTGATGTGTTCGAGGGTGTTAAGCCACTCAACAGACACTTCACGAACGTCGTTGTCCTGACACCAGGTGGCTATGTGTACGCAAACTACTTTGATGAAGGTTACAACACTGATCGGGTATTTGAAGACCCTATGTACATTGATGACAACTTTGTTGATGACGGCGAAGACTACATCGAGCTTGATGGGTTCTCAGCGTTCGGCGAATACACTAGTTAAATAAGACTAAACGAATTCGAGGTTATTATGCTAGCAGATAAAACACACGTAGTTAAACGGGCGGACAAAGGTTCGCCCTTGACCTACACTGAAATGGATCGCAACTTTCAAGAACTTGTGAATGTGATTGATGATGTTGTAACCGTAGCATCAAGCTGGGTTACAAATATCTCAGCACTGCAATCCCTCGACATACCTGTATTACAAGCTGGGCGTACTATCGGGATATTCGTAGCTGGCTACGAAATAATGGGAGATGGTGGTGAGGGGAACTGGTACTGGCAGGGTAACAGCAACGAAGCCGCTAGCGATATGGTTGTGATCCCTATAACAAACCCTGCTACTGGTCGATGGAAGCGTGTTCACCCTGGCTATCTAAAGCCTGAGTTCTTCGGAGCCAAGGGAACTAATTTGGTGGATGATTCACCTGCTCTTTCACGTTGGATCGATGCTTGCATTACCCTGAGCCTACCTGGTGTAGCCACGCCTGGGGCGAAGTACAAGATCGACTCATCGATCAGTAAAGTTCTATCTAATAACCAAAAACTGACATTGGACTTTGCTGGTTCAGAGTTGTGGCAGGGTGGTAACAATCTGGTACTGGACCTGAAGAACTCAGCAGCGGCAGACCCAGTGGTCACCACATCGGTGACACAAGAGTCGGTGAACTTGGGTGATGGCTCGACTAACACACAGGTCATGGTAGTTCAGGCAGCCGGGCATCCGTTTACCCAGCAAGGACAGATTGGCAAGATCTTCAGTTCGGACTTGGCACCTGACTCTGATGGATCTAACCAATTCATTGGCGAGTATTTCGTCGTTGGTTCGGTGATCTCGCCGTCGTCGTTTACAACGACCGGGATCTTCGAAGAGAACTATGTGACCAACCCGAAAGTGGTCTTGCCGTCCAATGCCGAGTTACGCATCAAAAATCTGACAGGCCGGGCCACAATAGTTGACAGCACAACTGCAAGCTTCATGAACGTCACTGGCTTCAACGATCCTGAGTTGAGTAACATGGACTGTGAGGACATCAACACAGTGTTCCTCAATCTGGTCGGCAACTACAAGGCCAAGTTCCGGGATGGCGTGGGTTCGAAGCTGGAGAACCGTCCTGACTTGGGCAAGTACGGCTACTACGTCAATGACGGGGCGGGCTTCTATACCGAAGTATCAGGTATCCAGTGCAGTCATGCTCGCCATGCCTACACCACATCCAGCTCCACCACCTCAGTGGCCGGTGACAACCTGTGGTACTTGAAGGGTCGAACTCTTGGTTCAGTGGTCAGGGATTCGTCCGGGCAAGGTTGTGCAAACGCTTTTGACACACACTCGCCAGCAAAGGGTATTCAGTTCATCAACTGTGTCACAAGTGACGATTACCGTGGCTATGCCACCGGCGGGGCTGGTATTCAACTGCGAGGTAATAGCTGCTCGATCATCGACTGTGACGTTTCTGGTTCTAAGATCGGGGTTGCTATTTCTGGAGCTAGCAAGACTTCGGCTTCCAAGACTGTGATTCGAGGTCTAAAATACCGTAAGTCGCCAGTTGGTCACTTGCCGATCTCCATCAACGGCAGCACAAGCTTCCCAACCACAGTGTTTCTGGATGGTGGAGTGTTGGAGAGTAGTAACGGTACAGTGATGTCAATCACTAACGCCGAGGTGTTCGCCCGTAACGTCATGGCCACTGTTAACCCACAGAACAACGGAACGTTCTTAGTGAGTCTGGGTGATAATGCTAGTATCAAGTGGCAGGGTGGCAACCTGGACATTCAGTCAGGTACAGCCTTTACCGTGGTGAGTCATGATGCCACTAACACCAAATCGTACTTCGATGGTCTTGACATCACAGGGGCTTCTGGTCGAATCTCATACTTCGCTACTAGTTCGGCAACGTATGCGATTGAGAGTCGGTTCAAGAATATCCAGATGGATGCGGCATTGGCTGGTGTTCCTTTTGTCGGTACTGAAGCTACATCCCCGAAAGTGTCAGCCGAGTACACAGTTGGCTTTAACGGCAAACCGTTGGCCTACCGAGGTTCGACTTACGGTAGTGCCGGGGCACAGACATTGGACCTCCAGTTTGCTGGTGACTCTTCAATCTACTGGCGAGTAACTGCTTCAATTGCTGGTGTGTTCATTAACAGCGTGTCGCGTGGTGCATTTGCGGGCCAACGATTAATCATCGGTAACCATACTTCTTCAGTGAGCACACTTTCCGTATCCAACAACTCAGGTGGTTTACTTGTGTTGGGTACGGGTGCCGTACTTGATCCAGGTGAAGGTCTGTGTCTAGTTTGGGATGGTTCAAACTGGCGGTCGGCGGCTCAACACTTTTAAATATGTGAACTAAGCAACCCAATTTAACCTACCTGTTCAGAGGTAGGTTAAATAGTACATAATAAATTCGAGGTTACTATGCTGTCAGATAAAGCGAACATAGTCCAACGGGCGGTAAAGGGATCACCGATCTCTCATATCGAAATGGACACCAACCTGAATGAACTCCGGAATGTCATTGACGACGTTGCAAGCATTAATGACAGTACCACAGGACTAATTCAACAAGCCACCGATGCACGAGACGCCGCAGAAAGCTTTGCGATTGATGTGCTGACTACCAAGACTGAAGTGCAAGCAATAGCGCTTGATGTTGGGTCTCAGGTTGAGCTGAAGGTGCAAGAGCTTGAAGATAAGCTTGCGGATCCTATTGTTGGATCGAATATAATCGCGCACAAACGCACGGATATTGCTGAAGCCATTACCACCATCAACATGATGCTGTCAGGGCTAACGGTTAACATCTGGGAGTACGCCGAATATATCACTGTTAAACCGACATCATCACCTTCTACTTGGGACTGGACGCCTGCAACCGCAGCAGCTTCAGCGTTTGTGAAGTCGAAGGGTGGTGGGTGGATTCGTTATCCTGCTGGTAGTTACCCGCACACTAAGATGGTCAAACAGCACGGCGTGAGTTGGGTAGGTGATGGCTCAAGCGTGACTTACATCACTACATTGGCATCAACGTCCGCTGTACCTTATGGCCTCATTGAAGTTGAAGCTGGTGCTGTATCGTCGTCTCACATGATTGGTATGCACGTCATGGGTAGCGCGGTTGCAGGTTTTGCTCAAGCAACTGTCAACGCAACTCAGTGGGGCATGTACGCCAAAGCCCAATGGGATGCAACCTACCAACATGGTGGACTGTGGTACTCTGAATTCCGTGACGTTCGATTCTCTAACTTCAACTACGGTGTTTGGACTCGTGGTGGTTATACAATCAACAACTACAAACGCCCAATTCAGTTCGTGACGTTCGATAAAGTCTTCATCCAAGTACCTACAGGTGGTGAAGCTCTTCGTATGACAGGACAGCACGGTCAGATTGAATTCCGTGGTGGCTCTGCTGAAGGTCGCGACGGTGTTGTTGCCGCCCTCTGCATCAATATCGGTATGGACCCTGATCCAGCGACTATGGCAGATAACGCTGCCACTGGTCAAGGGGAAAACACATCAGATGCTCCTGGTACTGGCAATGCTGTGCAAGCTCCGTACAACGTCAACTTCGCCAACGGTTTCTCTATCCAGAAGTCCCGTAAAGGTATTGCTGCCAAGAACTGCCGTCAAATCTCTGTGCAAGGCGCTTGGGTTGAAGGTATTGCAGAGTTGATTGATTTGTCCACAAACGCCCACTTGACGTTTGAATCAAACCACTTGGCTAACGCGGCTGACGGTAGTATTGGCGGTGTGGCAGGTACAGGTTATTTTATCAAGATGGCCACTAGCTCTGCATTGGATTTCAAATCAACTTCTGATGTTATTGGTACAGTTGATAACTACCTTGATCCTACTACTAACTTGAACAACCTTCGCAGTCTGAAAGTAGAAGGTCTTGCTTTCGGTGATACGTACCAAAAGTACAAGGCTGCTGGTTACAAGACTATGGTGATCACAGGTTCAGCTATCGACATCGGTGCTCACAGGTTTGTTATTATCAACCCTGCTTCTGACCCTAGCTTGAAGCTTGACATTCTGAAAGCTACTATTGCTCCAGGTGAACGAGTAACCATCCGCGCATTGACTGGGCCTATCACAGTAGTCAACACGGGTAACATTTCGTTGAACGGTGAACCTGCAATCTGTCTACCACTGTCTGGTGCAATGGTCCTTGAACGGGTCTACCAAGTGATTGGCAACGTTGAGTGGGTGTTGATATCAGTAACCGAACAACGCGCTACTGCCGCCCCTACAGACGGGTTCTACTACCCACAAGATCACAGGGTTTGGCGTCGTGGTGCAGCAGCCTCTGGACCAATGGGTTGGATTTGCACAACAGCTGGACTTGCAGGTACAACTGCCGTGTTCAAAGCGATGCCTAACCTGGCAGCATAACTATCATAACAATTAGCCGTGTGATGCGGCTAATTTAACAAGGAAGATATCATGTCATACGATACACTAGCAACAGCAGTCAATGCATTATCGATTGCTAACGACGAACTGAAAGAAACTGTTATCGGATTTCAGGCCGGTGCTGTCGATGCGCTGAAGGTCGACCTGGATTCAGATATAGGTACCGATTTAATTAAGTTCAAACCGTCTGCAGGGCCAGGCCTTGCGCTTAAAGGTTACCTCAATCGCAATAAGATGTTTGCAGGAAACGCGAGTGAGTTGCAAGCCGCTATCGACTACGCAAACTCTGTTGGCGGCCGCGATGTCACTTTGCTGCCTAACGTCATATACGATATGGGTTTAACTTCAGTGACTATGAAGGCCGGTGTCGAACTGAAAGCTGACACGGGTCAGTCTGTATCGGTGCAACATTTGGCTACCACCAATCCTCTAGGGCTTCCGGTAATCAAATGTGGTGCAATGGCGAGTGATTTCTTCATTGTACCCTCGACCGCTTACAACAACGTTCTTCGCAATATCATTATCGATGCCAGACTACAAGTCTCGGGTGATGCTCTTAAATATTCGGATGCGGCAGGTGTGCAACGAACTGGTTCATCGGCTGAAGGTATCCTAGTATACAAGTCAGGAGATGGCGCAGCTATCCACATCGCAGCCAACCACAAAGAAGGTAAGTTCAACAAAGTCTTTGCGCGTTGCGGTAGTGGTGCACCGCTAGCAACTGATGGCCAGTACGGGCTCCAAGTTGATTCAATCGACTGGGACTTTCAACGGGTGTTGTGTGGGTTTGCTCGCCAACGTTCGTTCATCTATACAGGTGGTGCATGCCGCTTTCGGGATATTGACGCGTGGGGTAGCCAAGACATCAATGCTGAGATTTCAGGGTCGTCGATTACTATAGGGCGCTTGCAAGTTGACGGCGCTGGTAATAGCGGATTGTTGATTAATAACGGTAACGATGTTGTAATCGATAAACTGATTGCAATCAATAACTGCTTGACTGCCGTAACACCTACAGACGAAGTAATCATCCGTGGCGAGTGCCGTAGCTTGTCACTAGCCCAAGTACGTCTGCGTGGTAGCACAGGTAACATTCGATATGGTATTGACGTCGAGGATACAGCAACTGTTGCAGGTAGCATTGAAGGCTTTAACTTTGCGTCTTCTTATGTAGATGGTATGAGTGATAAGGCTCGTGCATACATCAGTGTCACTGGTGCTTGTAATGCGTTATCCCCTGCTCGGGGTTCAGCACCACGACCAACGGTAGTTAGTCTCAACCCGTTGTTTACTAAATGGTCAGCTGGTACTCCTTATGGGTGGACCTTCCGTGGTAGTGCTACAGCAACGCAGGTCACGCCCTCAGGCATTACTACAGGTAAGTACTTGTCAGCGGCTAGGGTAGTTTCAGGTAACGCTGGCGTTAGTGGTCTTCAAATAATACTGGATACCGATGAGTTTAAAGGTCGTCGCTTGCGGTGTGAGGGTTGGTTCAAAGGATCTGGCTCGACGTATCTCGGTAATCAACGCATTCAATTGTATGATGGCGTGAATACTTTTGTTGAGAATATTCCTAACGATGGTCAATACCACTGGATCGCGATTGACAAGCAAATGGATATTAATGCAACAGGTGTACAAGTGCGCTTAGTAGCAGCCAACGATACTACAGCAGGTTTGGTACTTGAGCATACGGCCGTGTCAGTAACCGCATACTAAGGTAAACTTCAACCATTAAAAAGCCCAGAACGTTCTGGGCTTTTCTTTGACTACAAAACCACTTACGATACAGTAATGACAGTGGTGTCAATAACTGTGTTGTTACTCACAGAACGTACTGTGATAGTGGCAGTGCCAGAAGTTACGCCTGTAACAAGGCCAGTTGCTGATACAGTCGCGACAGCAGGCGCAGACGACGTATATGTCAGAGCTTTGTTCCAAGCTGACACAGGGGCAACGGTAGATGTCAGTTGCTGAGTGCCCGCTACGGCGATTGTAGCAGTCGCTGGCAGCATGTCGATGCTAGTCACAGGCAGATAGGTCGTAGGAGAATCGAAGAACGATGTGATGTTCGCAAAGTTCAAGTTCACTGCGGTGCCCTGGAAGTCCAACTGGAGTTGAGTGCTTGTCAGAGTAACAGTGGTTGCTTTCAAGAATGTTTTGATACGATCACGAATCCTCTTCTGTGAGGACAGAAGAACATTGACCCCAGACACTTTCCAACCTTTATCGGTTAGAACCACCGTCTTGTTATTGAGGCGTGGTTTGACAGCCCATTGTGGATATTTCATGTTGCGGTGCTCCATCTTATAAGATTGTAACACTATTTATAAGACAGAGCTTTGTGAAGGTAGGTTATTTAGCGTTATTACTGATCAGCAACATACGCTCATCATCACAGTACAAGTAGGAATCCCACAACAGAATACCTTCACCTGTCTGAGTCATGCGACCCAGGACATTACGATCATCGAGACGCTTGATCACTCCGATATGCGCGTTGATGACAATCGTATGGTTGCCAGCGAGTTTCCTGATCAGCCAGTGGCGAAAGTTTGCCAGCATTGTTGCACTGCTGAATGGAAGAATATCACCAGAGCCAGCAGGTGGTGCTTCGCGCAAGTCGAGGTAATCAGGTTCAGTTTGAGACCATGAAGTCATTTCATATTTCCTTGGTTAGAGAATTACGCGGCAGAGCTAACGTCTTGTGCGTACGGAGCCAGGAAGCGTTCGTCGATAGCTTCGTGTTGGTGATGGGACTTGTACTTGCGACCGATGATGGCGACATCATAGTCATTGACCTGGGTATCGTATTTGAATGTCGCACGAATAACACCGACCAGACCGTACAGCGATTCGTCTGCTGCCAAAACATTCGTCTCACCGATGAAAGAGACGCCTTCTGGGTATGTGATTCGGACGAAGTCATTTGCTTTGAATTTGGGAGTGTTCATATGGTGCAATTCCTTTCTCATAATAAAAATGTCTAACTCACGAGCGCATTCTAGCAAGTGAGTTAGCACAGTACAAGCCTTTAGTTACAGCGGTTCTTTCAGGGTGCAGTGACCCTTGGTGTTCAACAGCTGGACAGCATACCCACCCGAGGTTTTTACACCTACAGGTTGATAGAAATTGATTTTGTACTCAGCCTCGATAGGGGCATGTACCTTGATCACAAAGCACGTTAGCCCACCGTTTTGGGCTACTGCTCTTTCTATCGTGTCTTCGCCTATATCTTCGGCCAGTCTAGCCAAAGCACTGGCTGGGGTATCGGCAACGGCCCAGTTGTAGACGCATGATGCGTAGTAATGGAACTTCATGATGAGTGCTCCGAGTGATGACGATGGTGTAGCTCATGAGTCGATTATGGCTCAATCACTACACCTTGTCAACACCTCAGACGTGACTCACCTCAAAGTTTTCATACACCACCCAACCGCCTTCAGACTCAGGACCCTCGTTGTCGATGACATAAGCGCCTGCTTTGAAGTAGAACGGGAACTCGGTCCACGCCGCATCGACAGTCACTGCATACACCAAGCCGTTAAGCTTGATCTGCAAGACATCGTCAGTGCCCATTGCCAAGCTATAGCTGAACGACTCGCCAAGCTTGCAGGGTACTGTGAGGACTTTGACGGCGGTGCCGCTAGGCTTCAGTCGCAAGTCAACCCGCGCAACGCCATTCCACCATGTAACCATCAGGAATGGGTTAGGTGCTTTGTGCGCGTGAATTTGACCGATGATGACTTTACCTGAACTCGGCGCAAGCTCGACACGAACCGTGCCTTGCATGGTGTGAACAGCTTCCCCTGCTACCCAGTTATAAGACTCGGCACTGTCAGGAAGCGTTTCACGACTTTCAGTGCGTGGACTAGAGCTAGAACCAGATGTGTCACCTAGTACTGAGCACCAATAGTTGGTGTGGCCTTTAGGATCGGTCCACACCAGATTGGCTGGAGGTTTCT